GCTGGATGGCAAGATAAGATTGAGAAGGAAACAATTGTTGAGCAAAGACAAATAATTGATTTAACTAGGATAAATGATGACGAACTTACTAAACTTAAACAAGTCCTTACCAGAGCTATTACACCAAGTGGAAATAGAGGAGATGAAGAGGTCATTGAAGGTTTTCACAAAACAATCTTGGCAAGCGATTGAACCCGGTAGAGACTTCTATGACAATTGGCATTTAGATGCAATCTCTGAACATCTACAAGCAGTAGTTGAAGGCGATATAAAAAGGCTTATTATAAACATACCACCAAGACACATGAAATCTATTAGTGTGGCTGTAGCATTACCAGCTTGGACTTGGACAATACAACCAGAGAAAAGGTTTCTGTTTGCAAGTTATGCAGGATCATTATCTATAAGGGATAGTGTAAAGTGTAGAAGATTAATTGACAGTCAATGGTATAAAAGATATTTTGGAGATACATTTTCATTAACCTCTGATCAAAATCAAAAGCAAAGATTTGAGAATGACAAGACAGGTCAGAGGATTGCAACGTCAGTAGATGGAGCATTAACTGGTGAAGGTGGTGACATAATTGTTATTGATGATCCACACAACGTAAGAGAAGCTGAATCATCTAAGGTTCGTGAAGGTGTTCTTGAGTGGTGGGATCAAGCAATGCAAACTAGATTGAATGACCCAAAGACTGGTGCATTTATAATAATTATGCAGAGAGTGCATGAGAACGACCTAACAGGTCATATATTAAGGAATGAATACAATGCTTGGGATCATTTATGTTTACCTGCAAGATATGAAATCGGACATCCAACACCAACGAGAACTTCTCTTGGCTTTAGCGATCCTAGAACGAAAGAAGGAGAGTTGTTGTGGGAGAAGAGGATTGATGATAAAACTCTTGCGAATTTGGAAAAGAGTTTGGGTTCATACGCAAGTGCAGGTCAATTGCAACAGAGACCAATGCCCAAAGGTGGTGGAATATTAAAAGCTGAGTGGTGGGTTCCCTGGGAAAGCGATGAACTTCCAGAGATAGAATACTTAGTGCAAAGTTATGATACTGCATTTTCCACAAAGGAAACTAGTAGTTATAGTGCTAGGACAACGTGGGGAATATTTAGACAGAATGGTCAAGTGAACGCCATAGTAGTTGAGATGTGGTACGATAGAGTAACGTATCCTGAATTAAGAAAGTTAGCACAAGAGGCTTATGATGAATGGCAACCAGATACAGTTCTTATAGAGAAAAAGGCAAGTGGACAAAGTTTGTTACAAGATTTAAGAATGGGTGGGATACCAGTATTAGCTTATTCACCAGATAGAGATAAAGTAGCTAGAGCACATAGTAGTTCTGCACTATTAGAAGATGGTAGGATTTTTTATCCAAAGGGAAAGAAATGGGCAAAAAATTTAATTGATATATGTTCTGCCTTTCCAACTGGCGATAATGATGATATAGTTGACACTTGTACTCAAGCGTGGCTAAGATTGAGAAAAGGTTGGTTTATTACACACTCTACTGATTATGATGAAGATGACGATATTCCAGAAAGAAGGATGACAATATATGGCTAGAGAACCAAAGGTAATTCCATTCGCAGATGCAATGCCATCAGATGACTTCCAAGTTGAGGTTTTGAATGATGATGAAGTGTTAGTAGGTGATCCTAATCTTGATGTTGTTGAAGATGAGAAAGATACTACGTTTGACGAAAACCTAGCAGAAGAAATAGATGCCAAAGAATTAACAAGAATTGCTACTGAATTAGTTTCTAACTATGAAGCAGATAAAGAAGCTAGATCAGAATGGGAAAATAGATATAAGCAAGGCTTAGAAACTCTTGATCCCAATGGTGGAATGGAAGAAGAAGAAAACCAAAGGGCAACTAAAGGTTTAAGTACAGTAGTTCATCCTATGATTGCAGAAGCAGCAACTCAATTTAACGCAAAAGCTATTGTAGAACTTTATCCATCTGGAGGTCCAGTCAAGACTGTTATAGTTGGTGAGCCAAGCGAAGAGATGGAAGAGCAAGCCAAAAGAGTTAAAGATTATATGAATTATCAGATAACTCAACAAATGCCAGAATATTTCCCAGACCTTGACCAAATGTTGTTTCAATTACCATTAGTGGGTCATACGTTTAAAAAAATATGGTGGGATGCAAATCTAGATAGACAATGTTCACAGTTTGTTAAAGCTGAAGATTTTGTGGTGTCACCAGATAGTAAAGATTTATATACATCAACTAGATACACTCATGTAATTAGGATGCCTCGTAACGATTTTAATAAATACGTTAAGGCAGGGTATTACTTAACAAGCAAATACATGGCAGATGACCTTGATCCAAGTGGAGATATTGGAAGTGATATAGAGGGCGTAGACCCTTATAATACTGAATCAAGTGATGAGGTTATGACATTATTAGAAGTGCATTGTTACCAAACATTTGATGGTATTGATGGTGCTGACGATGATGACGATGAAAACATTGTAGCTTCACCTTATGTAGTTACAATTGATTATGATTCAGACACAGTTGTAAGCATAAGAAGAAACTGGGAAGAAGAAGATGAGAAGAGAAAAAGGCGAGATTGGTTTGTAAGTTATAAGTTCTTACCAGGTACTGGTTTCTATGGCTTTGGTCTTTACCATATGATAGGTGGATTAGGCAAAGCAGCGACTGGATCATTAAGGGCATTATTGGATAGTGCAGCCTTTGCTAATATGCAAGGTGGCTTTAAGTTAAAAGGTAGGGTGACTGGTGGCGAATTACAAATAAGTCCTGGTGAGTTTGCTGACTTAGATGCTACAGTAGATGACGTAAACAAAGCAATTATGCCACTACCATTTAAAGAACCATCACAAACATTATTTAACTTAATGACTGCCATAACAGATGCAGGTAGAAGATTTGCTAGTACAACAGATTTAAATGTTGGTGATGTAAATCCTAATGCTCCAGTTGGTAGTACTGTTGCTTTAATAGAGCAAGGTAGTAAATCATTTAGTGCAATACATAAGAGACTTCATTATTCTCAAGGTCAAGAGTTCAAACTATTATCAAAATTAAATGCAGAATATTTACCAGAATCATTTAAGTTCTCAATGTCTGGAATTGATCAAGTCATATATGCAAAAGACTTTGACGATAGAATTGACATTATACCTGTAAGTGATCCTAACATATTTAGTACAGCACAACGAATTGCACAAGCACAAGCTGTATTGCAAATGGCACAATCTGCTCCTCAATTGCACGATCAGTATGAGGCGTACAAAAGAATGTACGAGGCAATAAGAATAACTAACATTGATCAGATACTAAAGAAGCCAGACGAAGCATCACGAATTGATCCAGTATCAGAGAACATGTCATTGATGTATGGTAAGTCTATTAGGGCGTTCCCTGAACAAGATCACGAAAGTCATATAGCAGTTCATTTACAATTTATACAAGACCCATCACTTGCTGGCAATCCTGGAGCTTCAGCGATGCAACCTATGTTAATTGCACATATAGCAGAACATATTGCGTTGTTGTATCGTCAAAAGATGGAAGCTGGAATTGGTATAGCATTGCCTATGTTGCCAAATCTGCGTGATCCTAAGTTTAAGTTTGAGGATATTGATCCACAATTAGACATGATGATAAGTCAAAGGGCAGCAGAAGTTGTAGCAAAGTCACCACAAATGGATGCAATTGCACCATTAGCTAAAATGATGCAACAACAACAAAAGAGCCAAGAACAACAAAATCCTCAACTACAATACGCACAACAACTAGCACAATTAGAAGCAGAAGCGTTAAAAGCTAGAACACAAGTGCAGATAGAAGCTGATAAAGCTAAAGCACAACAGAATATGCAAATCAAACAAGCAGAAGCACAACAAGATTTGCAGATAGACCAAGCCAAGCTAAATGCAGAGTTGCAAGCTAAGATGGCGAAGTTGGAATTAGAACTACAAATGGAACGAGAAAAAAATCAAATTAAAATACAACAGGAGATCATGAAAAATGGCAATCGTAATAACACCTAATGGACAATATGTAGATGATCAAACAGGTATGCCTGTTGATCCTAGATTACTAAATGAACTTCTTGATCCAAGATCATCTGCACGACAAGGTGAAGTCATGGGTGGAGCAAACCTTGATCCTAGATCGGTTGTTCGTGAAGGCGAAGCAAACCTTGATCCTAGATCAGTTGCAAGAGAAGGTGAAGATGTTGTAATGGAAAGAATGTTTCCTGGAAGTGGTCTTGATCCTAGATCAGCAGTTCGTGAAGGCGAGAGAATGACTCCACGAGCTCTTGATCCTGGATCAGTAGTTCGTGAAGGTGAAATGGCTAGAGAAAATATTCCTTCTGATTTAGATATGGGCATGGATAGTGAAATGCGTGCTGAAGATTTAAGTGACGTAGACAAAGTGCGTATGTTAATTGACATGGGTTTAAGTCCAAAAGAAGCAATGGAAGCCATAGGCAGAGAAAAGGCAATGGACTCATCCTCAGTTGTAAGACCAGAAGAGTTTGGTGCTACTATCCCATCAGAAGGTATGGGTGCATTAGGTGGAGTTCCTACTGGTGCAATGATGCCTGCTCCAATGCCAACACCAAGAGGATCAACAAACATGGGTATGCCAGAAGATGCAATTATGGCACAAAGAATGAATCAAGTTGATACAAGAGGTCTTTCATCTGAACAAATGGATATGCTTAGAATGGGTAGAGACCCTTTTGCTGAAGGCATGGTTAGGTAGTTATGGCGAGAACTAGTGAATTTGGTGGATTAAGTAGTATAGGGCAAAATGAGCGTAGCTCTATAAATGATGCTGTAATGGGTTTAAGTACAAATCAAGGCTTGGATGGTTTAGGCAAAAGTGCTTTAGGTCTTGGTTTAGGTCATGCCTTAGGTAAAGCTAACCCTGCCTTTGGTGTTTTTGGTTTGGCTAAAAGTCTTAGTAATATAAATCAAGACAGAGCAGTAGCAAAAGCATTAGGCAAGAGTTATGGTATTCCAGGTGTTGTTAATTCTATAGATCCATTTGGAATAAGTATGACTCAATCACTAGCAAACGCAATGGATACTGATAAGAGTGGAAGTGTTAGCCAAACTGAAGTTGATAATGCTTATGGTATAGGTATGACAGGAAGTGGTTATGGTGCAGGTGTAGATAGAAGTAATCCATCTTCATTATCAGGATTAGATGTTACCACAGGTAAAGATGTTGATCAATATGGTTTTAGTAACAACCCTAATACATATTCATCTAGAGAAGCAGCAAATATAGGTCTAGATGTACAAAGTGGCATAGGCAGAGGTGTTGATACTGTAGGTTTAGGTGGGTTAGGAAAGGCTGGATATACAGGAAGTGTAGGAAATGCTTTTGGCTTTGGTAAAGCAGA